GACTTGGACCGACATCGTGCAGGGGTATACCCGCCTCAAGGAAGAGGGTGTCGACGACTCCGATCTTCGTGCAGTCCTTACGTATGCGGATAAGCAGACCTTGGGTAGCACGATCAACGCGTTGACTGCTCCTGATGCGCTGGTTACTGGTACGTACCGTCAGGGCTTCACTGGCGAAATCGGTGGTATCCCGACTATGTTCACCCAGCAGCTCCCGTCGCTTACGACTGGTAGCCGCGCCGGTACCCCGCTCGTTAACGGCGGCACCCAGAACGTGAACTACAAGGACGTCGCTGTCTCGGCTTCGCCGGGTCAGTACTTGTCGCAGACGTTTAACTTCGATGGTCTTTCGGCTAACCAGACTGTTAAGGCTGGTGAAGTCTTCACTATCGCTAACGTCTATGCGTACGATAACCGTGCCCAGACCGTCCGTGGTAACCTCCAACAGTTCACTGTTCTGTCGGACTTCACCGCTGATGGCTCGGGTGTCGTGACTGGTATCCGTATCTTCCCGGCGATTATCGTTCCGGCGACTGGTACGGGTGGCGACGTCAACGTCAATACCGCTCATGCCACTGTTGGTACGATCCCGGCTGATAACGCTGCGATTACTTGGGTTGGCTCGGCCTCGACTGCGTATAAGCCCCGCTTCATCATGCAGAAGCAGGCCGTGATGGTTAACACCGCTCCCCTGATCATGCCGGCGACTGGCACTGCGATGTCGAAGGGTCTGACGAAGGTTCCGGTGACTGTCCGTATGTGGAAGCACTCCGACTTCAATACCGGCCAGCATAACGTCCGATTCGATGTCGCTCTGACGGCTAACGTCCACGACCGTCGTCGTATCGTCCGTATCAACGGCAACTAAGACTAAAGACTAGAACTACCCCCTTCATAAAGGATATCTAATGACGATTGCACTCGGTACTGATTTCAATGGGACTTCAGTACGTACAATTATTTCAGATGCCCTGCGTGAAGGGGGTATTCTTGCTTTAGGGCAGTCTCCGGATTCAGATACTGAGTCTGAGGGGCTTCGCCTTCTTAACAGGCTGTTCCGATCCTTCCTCGGTAACGAGATGGGAGATCCCCTCCAGACTCTTCCCTTCGGTAGTAACGGAGTCGATAACGCCTACGGGAAGGGGCAGGACCGTGAGTCGTTCATCACTAGTACGATCGTTCCTACGAATACTCACCTCCTCGTTAACATCTCTGAGCCTACCACAGTCTATCTAGACCCTAACCCTGACGACGGTGCCAGACTTGCGATTACTGATAACTCAGTTAACTTCTCTACGTATAACCTTACCGTGAATGGTAACGGACGTCGTATCGAAGGATCTACCGAGATTGTCCTGAATACCGATGGGACTAACTCTGAGTGGTTCTACCGGGCCGATCTCGGGGAATGGCGTAGGATTACTAATCTAGACTATCCTGACTTATCCCCGTTCCCTGAACAGTTCGACGACTTCCTTACTACGACTCTTGCGATGCGTATCAATCCTAGGTACGGTCAGGAGATGTCTCCGGCTACTACGGCGATGCTCCTCCGGGCTAGGGCGCAGTTCCGGGCGAAGTATAAACAGCATACTGAGATGCACGCCGAGCTAGGGATTATCCGCCTACCTTCGTTGAAGAAGTACCTGAATTACGCAGTCCCGCTGTATCGTTTCACTAGAGGTTATTAATGGCCGATATTCTCACCTTACCTACTGAGTACGAACGTAGTCGAGGTGATCTCCCGGCTATGCCGTTGATTAACATGTTCGCAGAGCAAAGTCCTACGGATAATAAGTTAATCCTACAGAGTCGTCCCGGATTAGAGATCGACTCTGTATACCCTGAGGGTGTTCCGGTACGAGCCGTCTACTCCGAGGCAGGTGTCTTCAATAACGATGTCTTCGCTGTCGTAGGTTATAACGTCTACAGGAATGCCATCAAGGTCGGAGTAATCGACGGGGATGACAAAGTCTCTTTCGCTAGCTTCGCCGACATGACCTTTATCTGTGCCGGTAACTCGCTATGGCTGTACGACGGCATCATGATCAGTGCGATCCCGTTACCTGATAACTTCAAGGCTTTGAAGGTAGAGGTTGGAAGCAGTCGGTTAATCGTCCTTGATGCAGGGACTCAGAGGATCTATTGGTCCGAGCCGTTGACTATTGGTGTCCCTGCGCTGAACTTCGCCGAGGCGGAGAGTAGTCCAGACAACCTCTTCGACATGCTTTTCCTCGGGGATACGTTGATACTCTTCGGTGAGGACACGACTGAGTTCTGGATGGTCTGGACGGCTGATCCTGACATCCCTTTCGTACCTATCGTTGGTAGGACTTATCCGAAGGGAGTTATCTCGACTGGTGCAGCGACTAGAGTTATTTCGACGTTTGCTTGGATTACTCAGACTGGCCAACTCTGTATCGCTAAGCCTAGTAATATCATCTCTACCCCTGAACTTGAAATCAGGATTGCCGCGAGTACGTTGACCAAGACTTGGACGTTCAACATGGACCAGACGGAGTACCTCGCAGTCACACTAGATAGAGAGACTTGGATTGTCAATCCTTTGGCTCCGTCGCTGTGGTCGAAGTTCGAGACTGTCGGTCTTTCTAACTGGGAACCACATTGCTACGCTAACGGCCACTTCGGAAGCAGTCATACATCGAGGACTTTGAACTTCGGTAACAAGAATGACTACTCCGACCCTGACGATAATCTTCTCGAAAGAAGGTTCCGGGCTTGGCTTCCAACCACTACTGACTCAGCTGTTATTAATAATCTTTCCCTGAAAACTAATCCGGGTGGAACAGTCTTCGAGACTGGTCAGTACTCGAACCCTATCGTTGAGATGCGTCAATCCAGAGACGGCGGCCATACATGGAACAACTGGAGAGCCACCTCGATGGGTAAGAGAGGGAAGTACAGGGAGATGGTACGCTGGCTGGGTTGTGGGTTGTTCTCGTATCCGGGTATACTTTTCGAGTTTAGAGTCACCGATCCTATTCCGTTCCGTGTCTCCTCTGTTTATGTCAACGAGCCTTACGGAGGTTTTTAATGATTCTCCCCAGACTTGATACGAATGAGAAGATCACAGAAGAGGACGGGACTCCGTCGTTGTCGTACCATAAGGTATGGCAGACGTTGACACAGATCCTTGGTGAGGAATACCTAGTAAATACTGGTGGGGTGACAGCTACTTCAAGTACCGCCTCCCATAAGTTAAAGATCACTATCAACGGTGTAGACTACTACATCCTTCTTAGTACGGCGTAAAGGAATTTAAATGAGTATTGGCGCTAGGTATATTAATACCCTGACTAATAATAACGGTGATGTCCTTAGGGGTGCCTCGGTATCCCTTGTGGATAGTCTAGGAAATACTGTAGCGTTATACTCTAACGAGGCATTGACTACTACGATTGGTGTCTCGGCTACTTCAGATTATAACGGTCTTGTAGATTTCTACGTAGCCGAAGGCGTGTACAACATCGTACAGACTTTTGGTGGAACTGTCAAGGTTCTAGCGAATGTCCGCCTATACCGGGGAGTTATCTCCGTCTCGGTATACGGTGCAGATCCTACGGGTATCCAAGACAGTACGGCTGCGTTTAACTCCGCACTAAGTCTTGGATACCCTGTCTACGTACCGGCGGGGACTTACAAGGTTTCTAGCTTGACAGCTCTTGATAGGGACGGTGTTGTTATCTACGGAGATGGGCCGGACTTAAGCATCGTACAACAGACTAGTACGACTGCTGACCTATTCACGATCGGTGCGGGGTCTGTCCTAAGATTCTCTCCCTCGATTTCGAATATGTCGTTCACGGTTGCCGCGACTAAGACTACGGGTTATCTCGTAAAAGCCAGTAAGACGTTCGGGCTCAAGGTTAGTAATGTCCGTTGTGACGGTTACTTCGGTCTTGTAGACCTAGTGGCTTGTCAGTTCACTACTATTAGTGATGTCCACTGTGTCAACATGGTGGCCAGTACTGGTAAGGCTGTCTCGGCTCGTTCTAACGGGTCTAACCTCATCCTTAGGAATCTTCAAGTCGATGGAGGTGTCGGGACGCAGAGTCTTGCCGGACTTTACTTGGAAGAGTGGGACGGGGTCTTCCTCGGTGGAGGGACTCAGTTCAACCGTTGTGGCTACGCCGTTATCTTCGCTCCTCCGGCAGGTAAGAACTTCATCCATATGTTTGCTACGGACGGGTCTTTCGATACCTGTTCTAGTGGGGGTATCTTGTTCAAGGGT